AGACCGATTTCGCAGCACGGGTTGGTTCCCCAGTCCTTGTCGTTGGACAAGTAGATGCCGGGTTCTCCAGCGTTGGATGCCTCCACTCGCTTCCACAAGTCCAAGAAGAATTCTTTTGTTACTCTGTGCCGCAAAAGTACAGCCGAGTTGTTGGCTCGACCACGCTGTGGGTTGGTCTCCCACCAGTTGCCTGATTTGCAAGAGATCATTTCGTTATCACTTGCCGAGAACAAAGAAATTAGTGCAGCACGACGGATACCGCCAGCCAATACGGCGTCAGCAATATGGCATACAATATCGTGGACCTCAATAGCTGAAAGCTTTTGTCCGTCCTCTTTTTCAGCCAAGACGCCTTCGACCTTTACCAAGCACTCCTTAAGAGGTTGAGGCCCAGGAGCCTTTCCGCCAGAAGTTACAAGGCGAGCACCTTTAGCACGAATATCGCTAAAATCAAATCGTAGCTTTGAGCCACCATAGAAATAGCTGCGGATAAGATGCTTGACGGCATCAGCCCATCCTTCAATACTGTCATTTATCAAATACCTCCTTGATCGGTTAATGTTAGGTTTGTGAATTTCTGGCAGTTCATCAACGTGATGTTGCTGGACAGAATAGCCAACGCCAGTTCCCCCGAGCAACAAAAACATAATCTCACCAAAAACACGCCAGTCATCAACTGGAGCATATGCACAGTTGAAAACACGGTTAGGTGAAATCTCAATTGGCTTTCCAGCAAACTGCATGGATCGCATAGAAGGTAGCACCTTCTTCTCAAATACATTCTTATATGTCTCTACAATCTCGCCCTTAAGTTCTGGGTACTTCTTGACGTGCATCTCCATATTTCGAGATACAAGTTCATCCCAGGTTTCTCGTCGCTGCTGCTCAGGCAGATAACGAGCGTATTTCATATACACCGTGATGTCTGATAGGATTTGGGTTGATAGTTGTGTGTTACTCATGCTGTTTTTGTTCCTTGTTCATCTTGTTCAATAACCAATTTTTCTTTTAATGCCCGCAGGCTGTTCTTCATATCCGTACTCTTGTCGTGAGTCTCTTTTACCTGTTCCGCTTGTTTCTGTTGAGCGGTTTGAGCCTTCTTGTCTCGTTGTGCTTTAAACTTTTTATATTTCTGCCGCAAATGTTCGTCTTGCTCTTGCTTGGTCTTTACGACCACCGCATCAATAGATGAGTCTTCGTCTGGAGGTAGGACCCGAAGATGGACCTTCGCTGTGTTGATCTCCATTGGGAAGACAATGCCGTCAATGCCGTTGCGGTTTTTGGCTACAAACATACGACCTTTGTTCGCTGTCTTGTCTTCCATTGTGCGGGAGATTGAACAGATAAAGTCAGCCACAAAGCACTTGCTAAATGCTTCACTAATGGATTCCATCGTGATAACCTCGGCGTTCAATCCGCTCCGGTTTGTTTGGGAAGCTGTCCATACTGGGATGTCCCATACCTGACCAATGCCTCGAAGCTCCTCATAGATATTACCCAAGCTGTGACGTAGCTCTTGAGTCTTGAATCCAGAAGCGGTAGGCTTGAGCAGGTCAGCATAGTCAACAATAATCATGTCGGGCTCGATGCCTTTTTGGCGGAGCTTCTCAAGATGAATACTGATAGTTCTAGTAGAAGCTGACTTGGTTGGGTACTCCTTAATAATAAGTTTCCCTGGAATATGCTCAATCGCTTGCATAATAGAATCTTTGTGATTCATTAGTTCTTTTAATTCGATAGCAGTGATGCAGGAGTCATAACGTTGACCCACCACAGTGTCTGCTAGCTCTAGGGTATAATGGACTACAGTCTTTCCTTTTATTACCGCCATTGCACCGAGATGGGCTAGAGCCATAGATTTGCCGGCTCCAGTTGGAGCTACAACAACCCCAAGCTCACGCTTGCCCAGACCGCCTTTGGTAATCAGATCAATCTCATCCCAAGCAGTTGATACTGGGTTTCGCATTTTTAGTTCAAAACGATCGAGAACATCGTCGTGATAATCGTGACCGTGGTCGTTATCAGCACCAAGGTTCATGGCGTCATTAATGGTTTTTTGAATCTGTTCGAAGCTTTGGCTCTGGAGCAGTCCCACTGACTTAAGGATGGCTTCCTTAAGCTTTTGCTTCTTGCAGAAGTCTAGTGACTTCTCCTTGACGTATTCTTGGTCGTCATCGCTGATAGCGTTGGTCTTGATACGAGCCAAGAAGTCGATGACCTGTTTAATGATACTACTTGAGTAGTCTTCTGTTTGGGTACGAACCACAGAAACCATGGCTTCGTAGGTTGGATGAGGGTAGTCCTTCTTGTGCTGGAACATTAGGTCCACAAACACTTGAAGGTATTTAAGCTCTAGATAACTGGTGTCCAGTACCTCTTCCATTTGGTTCGCAAAATTGCGGTCAAAGAGGATAGTTTTTACGAGCTTTTCTTGGAAGGTTTTCCCGAACTTGCTGAAAGTCTCTATATCAACTTGATGCTCAGCCATTATCTACCTCTTGGTTGTAAAACATTATACACAGAAAATAAAAATATGTAAGAAATCCTCATTATTTTTTATGAGAATTCAACATAAGCATTAGTTCATCTATGTTTAGAGTACCAATACCGTCTTTTAGGAGCATTTTTCTAATTTGGGAGCGGTTAAGATCAACCCCGTCGTTCTTAACCGCATATTTAAGCTTCTGTGTCCCTTGTGACGATATGGTAGAGGTATATAGCTGCATAATATCGTAATTTGAAGCAATAATTTCTTCGTTGTCCAGAACGTTTTGATAAGCCTTGATTTTAGAACTATTATTTTTTGCGTGCGTCATAATGTCCTTGAGCCCATAGTCTTTATTTTCGGAAAGGAAGGAAAATCTTTTGGCTACAGTTGCTAACCCAAGGCCCTTGACGCCCTCAAGGTTGTCTGATTTGTCGCCAGTGATAGCTCGTGCCCAGGCAAAATTGCGGGGATGAATATTATACTGTTCGAGAACTTTGTTCTGGTTAAGAACTTCTTCGTTCTTTCCAGGGCGGACAAGCACTGTTTTGTCGTCACAAAGCTGAATGAAGTCTCGATCGTTCGAGATGATCAGCTTTTGCCAGTCAGCGTACTCACCGCAATGTACCAGCCATGCAATAATATCATCTGCCTCAACGTTCTCTAGTGAAAGCTGAAGTAGTGGGAGATGATCTAGATATTCAGTAAGCCGCACTAATTGAGCATACTTGTTCTCTTTCTCCTCCTCGGGGGAATTGAATTCATAAGCTCGGTTTAGCCTTGGAGCTTTGCGACCAACTTTATAGTTTTTGTTCTTTTCCCTGCGTTTCTGGGAGCCGCCTGGACCTTCCCAGCAGATGACTACTCGGTCGGGCTTTGCTCGGCGGACCTCTTTCTGAAGTGACCGCATAAAACCGGTTAGACCGCCAATTGGTTTCCCGTTCACATCTAGCTGTGGGGACATAACGTAGTTCCTGATAAACAGGTTCATTCCGTCAATAATAAGTAACCGCTTCATTTCTCTTCTCCATCAAACTCTAATATACCTGTTCCGTAGTCAGTCGTAAATACTGCTTTCTTAAAACCATATTTACTGATGAGACCTTGGCACATCTTACAGGGGCAAGACATTCCTGCTTGTTGGTTTCTGCCTTTGCGAGCCACGTAAATGGTCGCACCTTTTAAATGCTCTTTGTTCTTTACCTTGAGAATTGCGTCCATTTCAGCATGGATAGTTCGAGTGAAAACTTCTCCGTCTTCATCAATGCCCACAGCACCAGGGTGGGTCTTATCTCGATTTCTACCTACTGAAAGGACTCGCCCTGCTTTTACAATAACAGCAGCGTGGCGATGCTGAATGCCTTGGCTGTACTCTTCTCCGTCGATGCGGCGTAACGCCAGTCTAAGAAACTTATTGCGGATCTCATTCGTCGGGTCGGATTCCATACTCGTTGCATTCCCTACTTCTTCCCTATTCTATACTCATCTTCGATAATGTCAAGAACTTTATTCTTGAACTTTTTGTCTTCCAAGAGGGACAGGAATTCTTTAGCTTGGAACTTTTTATCTTCGCCGTCAACATTGATAGTATACCAAGCACCACTACGAGTGCAGCCGGGTGTATTAGCAATAGCACTAAGCCAGGATCCTTCATCATCAACTCCAACTCGATCGTTTGCAAGATCGAACAATACGTCGAACTGGCATGAGCGAGGGCACGGACCAAAGCGGGACTTCATAGTCTTAGCACTGGTGTGGAACCCAATCACCTGTTTCTTCTCGTTGAGGATCTGACCGTTGGCTTTGCCCTTGTGTTGAGTGAGCCAGATACGACTAGAAGCGTGGTAGGGCAAAGCCTTACCACCTGGTTCGACTCGGTTATCCCCAAACATCACGCCGATATTGGTCTTCAGTTGGTTCGTGAAGACTACAGCGATTTGTTCTTTGCCAAGTGCCTCTGTTACTTTACGCATACCTTTGGCTAGTGCCTTAGCAGTTAAGCCGATTCGACTGTTGGGGTCATAATCGCCCTCAACCTCTGCTCGAACCGGAGTACCAGCAACACTATCCCAAACGATACAAACCAATCGATCGGGGGCTTTCTCCCTGATAAGACCGATAAGTCTCTCAATGTTCTCGAACACCTCTTCAATGGTTCCGGGCTGTACATAAATAAAGTTATTCTTTGTATCGAGCCCTAGTTGTTCCATGAAGTCAGGGGAGGCTGCATTTTCAGTGTCGATATAGACCGCCAAGCCTCCCATCTTTTGAGTGTTCGCCAGGATCTGGGTGACGATCAAACTCTTACCACTAGCAGATTCACCTGCAATAGTCGTAAGCTTGCCCACAGGAATCCCGCCATCACGACGATTAGAGATAATATAGTTCAGAAGAGTTGAACCTGTTGAGATCCAAGTCTTTACGTCTGTTGGGTTTTCCCCATGCAGATCATATGCAATGTTTTCTTTTGCTGCCTTGTTTAACTCGCTACGCAAGTCATTTACAAGACTCTTTTGTTTTGTACTAGCCATTTTATCTCCAAAGGTGGAGAGGCACCTGTAACCCCGTGCCTCCCTGCGGGTAGCGGTCAACTATGCTAAAAGATCGTCGAACGCTGACTCAATGTCTGAAACACCTTCAAGAGCGTTGCCGCTGTTGGCTGCTGGAGCAGTGGTGGTGTCGTTGTTGTAACGAGTTGTTTCGTTACCACCGTCGGTTGTTTCAGTCTCACCCAAAGTTTGCATGAGAACCTTTTCACACTGCTCGAAGGTAGTACGTTCGAAGACGTCATCTACTACAGGCAGGGTTTGCAGAAGAGTGTTGACTTGCTCTTCAGAGTCGGCGAGGGCACTAGTGCGTCGCATTGGACGGATATCGGTAGTTGGGAATGATTGTCCCTGCTTCTTACCGTAGTCAATGCGAAGGTCAGTACCCTTCTCGGTATCGGTGATATCACCGTATTCTGGATCCAGTACTACATCAAGTAGTGCTTGGTAGGTGGTGCGGGAAAAGCCCCACCAGCGAACACCCTTGTCCTCTTCGCCACGGACGAGGACGGGAGCAAATACTCGCATCTTAGGCCAGAAACGCTTGGCAGCCTCCTTGGAAGCGTCAGTGCCTTCGTTCCAAAGCGAAGTGCCGTACTCGGCAATTGGATCATCGTCACCAAAAGTCCGTGGGCTTAGAACGGTCGTGCGACCTTCGGCACCCATTGAATAATGGTAGTATGCTTCAAAGAACGGATCACCGCTCTCGGGACAGACAAGACGAAGCTGGTGTGTTCCCTCTTCTGGCTTCCAGAAGTAGTCATTGGTGTCTCCACCTCGATTGGTTAGGGCAGCGTGTTTTGCCCGCATCTTACTTAAGTCAATACCCATGGTATTCTCCTTTACTGGTTAGTTGACCTTGATACTATAGTACCACAGGCTTATACCCTGTAAAGCTTTTTATTGATGTTTTTTTGTTTCCGCAAGAATTATAGGAGCTTATCGCTCAACTTTATTCTTCGGCTGGCTCTTCTTCAATTTTGAAGATTTTGCTGACCTCAACTGGGTGTGCTTTGAGTTCTTTTCCCGATGTGAGGAGGATAGAATTCTCGTACTGTGTCCAGTCAAGCTTGAGATCTCTGCCTGTCTTCCCGTCATGCTGGGAAGCGACAGCGGCATTGAGAGCGTTGATAGTGTATAGAGTATTGGTCTGCTTCTTACGATGCATACGCATGGTGAAAAGACGAGGGTTGAAGGGCTTACCCTTTTCTACCACGGCGTTATAAGTAATAATCTTCTTTTCGGGATTATCCTTGTCCTCTAGCAAAAAAATGAGATTGTTAGTAATCTCAATGTTATTGACTATGAACTCAACCTCTTCTTGTATTTTTTGCTCGTCGTCAGTCATCAGAAACGATGCTAGCAAAACTCCACGTCTGTTCGTCATTTGAGAGTGTTTCCCCTATATCTTAAGCTCTATTATATAGTTTCTAATATCGGGTTTTTACTTGCCCGCTAGAGCCTGAATATTAGAGGAATAGGCTACACAGAGAACCATCATCGTCTCAAGAGTTGTCTCATACACTGAAAAGCTTGTGGATACATCTTCTGTTTTGTAGCCTTTGACGTGCTCTTTTATGCGTTTAACAAGTGTTGTGTCTTCAGCTAGCTCTTCTTTTGGTACCCCATAAAAGAAGTGGATATCTTTAACATCCTCTATGTTGAAAAGGAGGTTGATATCTTTTTTATCTTCTTCCAGCGAAGAGACCCCGTAAGTTATGACTCTAGCAATTTCAGGGGGGCTGATTGGATTAGCTAGGACGGGCTTCGTATGATTGAAGAAGTTTATCATCGCCACTACATAAGCCACAAAATAAGAGATGGTTTTCTCGTACTCATTTACTGGAACGTGACCCGCCAACTCTTCCACCTTCAATTTGTCCACCAGAATGATGTTCTCAAAGAGTCCCGAACGAGCGTATTCCTGCAAGATATTGAAGGCTATCTTGTCGTCACGCTTCTGGATCTCTGATATCATCTGCCTATCAGGGCAAACATAAAGAACATTTAATTTAACGTCTTTTATAGTTTCTAGGATTTTTAAGGTTGCCCCAGAGATAGGATCGCCGCCCTCTATAATAAGAAGAACTTGATCTTTTTTCTTGATTGACCGCAGATAAACGCTGACCTCATCAATATCAATATTCGCCTCGAATGAAGCCATGTCACCGTGCTCGCCGATGGAAAGGCTCCCACGCTCATCAATATCGCCATCAATCTTGTAAATTCTGTATTCAGGGTAGGCCGTTAGCTCTTCTGCGATTGCACAGCCAAGCTTCCCTAATCCAATAACTTTATCCAAGTTGTATATCCTTCATAGAACCCAGAGTTTTACCTCTTTTTATATTTACCATGAAATTCCCGAAATTCGTGGAACTCATAAGTGTAACCAATGATTTAAGTAGGTGCTCATCCTCTTTTTTCATATCAATTACGATAGCATCGTGGATTAAAAAGGCGATATGAGAGCCGGCAGACTGCTTTCGTAGGAGGTATTCAAGCTTTAGAGCCTGCTTTAGGGTTAGTTCTGCGGCGGTAGATTGCACCAAATAGTTGAGAGCGTGATGTTCGCTCGTATCGGGTATTTCCTTCCTAAACGGTGTTCTAACTGTATTGCCGTCCCAGTATTCTTTTAGGAGTCGGTCCTTCTCGTAGAACTCTGCTAGTTTTAGTACGTCTTGCCTGATGACTGCTGAACGAGAGCCGTATAGCCAGGCAAAAAACGCTATTTTTGCCTTGTCCCTCGTGTGGATGTCTGTGAAGATTTCCTTAAGGTGGAAGTCATGGACATCTCCCTCTGGTTGTTCCTTGCCGAGAAGACCCAGCAGGGTGCGAACTTCAGCACCGTTAAAATCTAGTTCGATGAAGTAGTCATTCTGTGGTTTGACGGCTGAACGGAATTCCTTGTTCATTGTGAGGATAGGCACGCAACCCTTTTTAGTTGTAAGGCGACCAGTCTTGGTGCCAAACTGATTGTACTTGACGCAGGGGGCTGCCTCTATAATGTTTTTGGCATGATGCTTTAGTTTTGGATCCTGTAGATATGCTGATACTCTCTGCTTATCAACTGTGACTCTTTTGTGGCTGATATCTTCTAGCATCATTGAGACGTGCTTATAGAAGTCATACCTTACGGGCTTTTCTATGTTCTTTGAGACGTATTCAGTTATTTTATTTTTTACCTCGCAAAACTCAACCAAGAACCTTTCGGGAACTAGGTCGAAAAAGCAGTTTTCAGAGGTATCGACCTGCGAGATCGCTAGAGAGCGTTTGAATGCGAGAACTTTATTGGATACGTCCTCCCAGTCATCCTTTAGGTACTCTGGGATTGCGTCGGCAATCTTGCCGCCCTCAAGATATAACGAAATGTATTCTATATCCAAGTCCCGTAGGTACGGAGCGTACTTCCAGGTTTGAGTGAGTTCAGGAGGGAACCCCTCTGGGTCGAAGATTAGCTGATTATCGGCATAAATGCCGACGCATTCGGTTTTATCGTCAAGAGTCTGAAATAACAAAGTTGCCTCACTAGGAGTCTATTATATCGCCAACAAAGTTTAATGTTAATGGCTCAACATCAGCCGGTCCAATAAAATCTTCCTGAATCGCCCTTAGGGATCTTAGATATGCCTGGGGCTGATTGGCTCTAATGCTCAAATTATACACATTCATTGCTTGTTGTATTTCATGTACTCTCCGCCTCGCAGGAGTATCGGCTCTCCTCTCCATTGTGCGTGCAAGATAAAATGTTTTAAGTTTCCAACGCTCGCCATATAAGCTCCGGAATTGTTCTTCGCTAATTGGTTCACGAGCAATAGAAGCAGTTTTAGGAGGACAGTTAGCATTAAAATCTTGTAACGTCTGCACTAGTACGTTTGGTCGAGCAGCAACGTAGAAATTGTAGAAATACAAAAGATATTTCTCCAGCATGTCCATGTCTATGCGCCAAGTCTCGATATAATCTGTCTGGAACATAGCCGCAAAAGCCTCTGACTGGATTCTCTTGTTAAAGATAGGCTCCCACTGATTGCCGCTTCGAAGTTTATATCTCCTGTAACCTTCCTCAATTTGATCGACTCCATCTGCGTCCTTGTATTGGAAAAATGCAACATGTCGTAGAACATCTTCGAAACCAGGAATCTGAGAGAATCCATAAGCCCTAGGCGGAAGCTCTACATCTCCGACCAGAGGGTCACATTCGTACTCAACATTTTCGCCGGTGATTATGCCCTCAATTGGGACACCCAACATATATTCTAACATAGCTGGGTTTCTTAAATCTGCGACTAATCTCCAGGGAATATTTTTATCGACAGAGAAGCCATATTGAGCAGCAATATTTGCTACAAAAGAAAAATTACGGTCACCGAATTTATAAGCTTTATTAAAGTCGTCATCATAGTTGTCGTTAGATATCTCGATTACAAGTCCTGAAGTATATAATGGTGCATACGAGCCCTCTATGAGCCCAGACAGAGTTACAGGACCAGCCTTAATCAAGGTTTGCTCTATAAAGGTATCAACTTGGTCAATAAATGACTTTATGTTTCTAACTTTTTTATTGTGGTCCCCAAATCCCATAAAGCCATTAAAAAATACAGGATAAACCTCTTCACGCATATACGTGTCGTAGTCATCATTTATGGGAGCCCAAGCTTTCACAACGAAAGGTTTTGCCCAGGGGCTATCACGAAATATAACGTTTGTGTCTGCAAGATCTCTTATTTTCTTGGCAAAGTCATACCAGGCATCAGCCACAAAGTCAAGAGCATATTGATTCTGAGAGCCTTCTTTTACAAATTGAAGTGTTTTGAGTCGGCGAATTTCAGGATATACAGCATTCCCGCTGGTGTTTATTAAACCATAAAAACGGTCTGTTGTCCAAGTCTGTATAAAATTATTTGCTATGAACTCAGGGAAAATATAATTATTATATTTTTGGCGCTCAATAAAGATTGACCTTGAACCCAACTTGTTAGAGCCATAGGAATACAATTCAGGATTTGTACGTGGGTCTAGTCTTATTTGCCTCGCCATATCATAAGCTCCTTACTCAATTTACCACTCTTAGTTCAAAAACACAATCTACAGTTGTTTCATAGCCTCGGTTGCTAATCGTGTGACTAGACCTTATGACCCTGTAATAACCACCGATACCTAGTACTGGACCTGCAAAAGTTCCTAGCGATGGGCGGCTATCTACAAACAGAAGATCTCCATTTTTATGAACTCCATTACCAAACATCTGGATATTCACATTCTGCGGCAAAAACAAGGCTTGTATCTGATCTTCGGCATTATTCGACTCAATCAACATTTCTTGAAAGTATTGAGTATCTTGTCGAGAGAAGTTAAAATTCTTTGCTAACCCTCGGTCAGTCCCTATTACATAGTGAAAAATACCTTCAGATTCATCTTGACGGCGTTTGCCAGTGCGGTTTTTATGTGACGTGCGGCGACTAAAAACACTGTAAAAATGATGAAACTTTACGCCGCTGCTTTTAAGCGGGTTGATCTCCCCAAGCCCGATTTTACCAAGATTGTCCTCGCCAAGCTTAAAACCCATGTTTCTACCTGATGTCTCTGAAGAGACAACTGTGTAATCAAAAGAGATTCTTTCAGCCGTGTCGGGGTTCTGGTTAATCATGCGAGCCACAAGTCCTAATATGTCATCCAAGAAGTTCCTAAATGGATATACTTTAAGTTTATTGGCGACTACTCTATTATAAAAATATTGCCCAAAAGTATCAAGAGTTATAGGCAAATCATAAAGTGAATATTCTGTGCCGCTTTTATTTTGAATATTCCCCAAGATTAGACTTATATCTTCCCTCAAATCAGCATTAGCCATGGCTGATCGGAGGATGTCCCCAAGTCGCATATAATATACTAGGGTAGAAGAACCTGACTCAGGCTCCAAGTCACCGTCGGGTTTATAGAGACTCACTCCATCCGTGCTCCCATCCCGAGGCACCGACATTTGGCGATCTTCTTCCAGTCTTTGGATCTGGGTCGCTCTCTCACGCTCTGTGGCTACGGCGGGATCTAGTACTATTTTTGCCTTTGCGGGCAATGTATCACCCACCTCAATTCTAGCCTTATAAACCCCACTGTCGTCAATCATCCTTCGTAGGAACTGCGAATAAAGATCACGAAGACGTAAATTACGAGCCCTTTCATATAAGAGTACGATATATTCACCTCGGCGGCGGATAGCTGCAACCTTGCGGTCTTCAGGATCCTTCTTTTGTAAGTTAGCCACCTTAAGTTGAGTCAGGGCTAATTCCTGTGCGGTCTTAAGTCCAGCTAAGGTGACTCGCAAAGTTGGCTCTCCCTGGGTACTTGTACCTCTCCCTACAGTATTAAGGTATGGGTCTTTAGCTTTTAAAGGGTCAATCTCAAAACCATTAGCTAGCGCCCTTGATACCTCCGCAGCATTAGAGCTACTATTGGAATCAATAATTTTTCCCTCATAGTTTATAAAGCCGGCGGTAGAAACCTCTGTTTCTTTATATATCAAAGAGTTGTTTAAATCTTTGTAGTTGTTTGAGCCAAAAATATCAGATCCGCCAGTAGCCAAGTAGTTATCACTAGATCCAAGATATTTAAGACTTAGAGTCGTTGGACCTTCTTGCTGAAACTCCACATTATAATCATAAAGATTTAAGAAGATCGCCCTAGAAGTTGCCTTAATGCCTCGGCGGAAAGCCTCGTATTGCTTTTTATTGTCGAAGGTCTGCATTAGCTGTTTCTGGCTTCCCTGTGGGAGGGACCAACCTACTACAACTTTAAGTTGCCTAAACTCTCTTTTCTTGGCTGCGATGTCCTCCTTGAACCCGTCACTTAATGTTCTTATTTTTTTGTTGCCTTCGGAAAGCACCTCAGCATACTTCGTTACTTTTTCCGTCAATCTATGAAGGGCGTCCTGTTGAGTGTTGCCCCGACCGGTAGATCGCTTTTCTTCTTTTTTCCGCACGCTCTTTGACTTAGTAGAAATATCTTTAGCTAGATCAGCAGCGCCGCCAGTTGGGAACAAAAATTGCAAATAATTAATATTAGCAAGCTCAGCTAAGCTACCAAAATACAGTTGCAGGTCAGCCTCAATAATATAATCACCCTCATGCTTATTGTTGTAATTCCAAGTAAATGATTTAATGCCTGCATCGGACCCTCTTTGATTTCGAGGTTTAAGAAAATCATTGATTGTCCCACCAGCACGTAAGTCTGCTATATCTTTAGCATATTTGCCTGTTGTATAGTCACTAAAGTATATCTCATCTTCATTACCTTCTTGGTCAACCATGAAGAACCTCAAGAGGGGCTGCAAATGAGCTAGTTGGGCAGGAGTGGCGTGGATAAACCCTCCCATAATTGGGTCGCCATCAGCATTGACTACGCTCTTGCGAGACATGTAATTGCTAAATACGCCGGGGGGGATTTGACCCTGGAGCTTATGGATGTTAACAGAGGTGTCTCTGTCCAAGTTATCGAAGACTTGCTTAAACTTCTCTATTTCATTAATAAAAAGAGCTTGAGCATTCTCCATATACTTTTTAGTGGCGTCATTAGTTGGACGCCGACTTTCTTCTGCCTTGAGAAGCTCGTTTTCCCAAAACTTATTATCTTGCACCTGCTGCGTTTCGGCTGCCTGTGCCGATAAAGCCTCATTAGCCTGAACTGCCCCGATTAATACGCTGGCTTCCTGGGGAGACACTCGGCGACCGTCTGCGTTATAGAACCAGCCTGTTTTTTCGTCCTGGTAGACACCCTCTACAATCTGTCGTTTATTGTATTGAACAGGGGCAGAGCCTTTGGTGCGTGCAATGAAAGCCTCTTGTTTTCTTCTATTCTTTTCTATAATGTCTTCCCGCTGGAGGTCTCTTGGGGGCTCCTTTTCTAGAGCCTCCTTTCGTTCCTTTTCTCTCATTCTTTGCGCCTGAGCTATCTGAGAGCGAGATCGGTCAAGAGCCTCCTTGACGAGCCTCTCCCTTTTTGCTTTTAACTTTGCATCAGCTTCAGCCTCGGCCGCAGCCCGAGCAGCTTCAATTTCCGCCATAAGTGGGTCGATATCATCAGCCATAGCCTAGCCCCCTAACCTACGTACTCTAAAACCTCGTCTAGAGGGAGCGGAACATAATATTCGTCGCCAACCTTAAACTCAGCTTCGGAAGCTTTTTGATTGTACCAGGCGATGACCCACCAATATTCAGGGGATCCATAGTACTTTGCCGATACATTGTATAATTTATCTGTGGCTCCCCAAACCATAAGAAGACTTGTTAGATTTCGAATCTCACTAGGATTTGGGAAAGCAATCTGAGGAGAGTCGTACTGAAAGACTTGCTCCATGTCTCTATTTTTAAAGAAAACGTTTTTATAGTTTCTGTCGTTGTTGAGGAAAATCTCTCTCCTACTATATCTTGAATAAGGCATTAGTCATTCCCCCCAAAAGGGTCCCGAGCCCTACCGACTGGATCAGGGGGTCGAGTAGTTTGTTCATTTACTGAGGCTGATTGTCTTGCTGCTTGAATTGCGGCTTTATGGATAGCAAGAGCCTCCTTGCCTCTGGGTGCTAGACTTGTAGCATAAGGATAATTTGTCTCATCAAGAGCCTTATCTGTAAAAGAAAATGTTTGTCCTTTGCTGCCAGCAGTCCTCTTGAAGCCTAAAGAATGCTCATGTAGTACGTTTAGCTCAGTATTAAGTCTGAAAGTCTTTGGGTAGTATTCTACAGGGACGTTTTTTGTGCCCTTCAATGCCTTGGGTTGATTATGAAACATACCAAATTCTACAGCAGGGTCAAAGGTAAAACCGTTAGCATACCCCAATAAGCCTCTCCCTGTCTTAGCATTTCTAACAAGATTGCCAAAACTTATTCTTATTAGAGGGGATTGGTTAATAGCAGTTGCGCCGGGCGCATCTCCATTACCCGGTTCTTGGTCATAAAGGGGATATAAAAAGCTCATTAGCTTATTAACTTTTTCTAGATTTGCCTTAGCATCGTTAAATGAAGTTGCTGGGACATTCCAGGCAAGAGATAGGGAGCGCCTAGTGTTAGTAAATGTAGCTATAGGGTCCATACGTCCATAAACATCTTCTGCATTCCAGTTTGAGGAATACTGGTCACTAAACATTTCTATGTATGCAGGAAAAGATACCTTCTTGTTTGTAGGTACGTGTTCTATTACTAACTGCATTTTCTGTGTAGGTAATACCATTATTTATTTATTCCCTTAATTAGGTCTAACTGGGTCAAGGCGGACGTTCATTACTTTTGCGACGGCTTTTCCAAACTTATCCTTATCCATTATAATCTCAGAACGTAAAACTAATTCTTTGACTATGACCTGACCATTCGCACTGGCGATCATGGCTGCCTCTCTGTTTTGGCTCATTGTAGTATTCATCTCTGCGTTAGTAGTTGAAGGTCCGCTTGGCGCACCGAAGATTGTATCATAAATTCCATGACCGATTTCACTGCCGGCTACACCCCCAGTAGCACTTAGACCGAGACCGATTGCGAGACCTGCGCCGCCGGAGGGGATAGCACTAGCGATGCCGCCGATTAAGGGAAGACCTGCCCCAATTAATCCCCCAACTAAGCCAGCAGCCTTACGACCAAAACCGTCTTCGCCTTTTCCCCTCATCGATGAATACCCCATTGAGCCCAGAGCACCCACCGCAGCGATCTTTTTAAGCGGAGACATTCTAAGAATTGCGCTGCCGATTCCGCCGGCGACGCCGTGCAGGAGGCTACCGAGTCCTCCTCCTCCTCCTCTACCTCCTACGGAGAGGAGGCCGCTTATACCTCTAACACCTTTTATAGCAAGAACCGCACCTGCAATTATAGGAACCCACTTCGAGATGACGTCATAATTCTTTTTAACGAACTCGGCGATTTTTAAAAGGTGTTCAGATAGTGGTAAGGCTATTTTCTGCATTAGGTTGGTCATCTGCTCCTGCATTTTTACCATGTCAGTAATTGTTTTTTCTTCTACCTTTTCTTTTTGGAATCGAGAAATATCCATATTATCGCCCAATAAGCGGGCAGCGGTTTCCTCGTCCTGACCTAAAATATTGGCTATCATCTGCTTTTGGCGGCGACCCATGGATTCAAAGTTTTTCCCCTGCAACTGGAATTCAGATCGCAATATGTCGAGACGCTCTTCTGAGCTAGCCTTCATTATTTCTACAGAGTTAAGTTGCAGTCCCAACTGGGCATTTAATCGTCCGGCGATATTCGCAGCGCCTTCAAAAGTATCAAAAAGTTCGCTGACGTCGAAAGCCTGCTTAGTTGTCAGACCCAGTTCCCTGGCTTGGGTAGCAAGTTTGCGGAATACCTGAATACCCTGCTGACCAAAGCGACCAAGGGCTGGACCTATATCATTGAGATCCTGAACCACTGAATCGAGGGGTTTGCCTATTTCTGAGGCTAGTCCTTCTAGGTTTTTGCCGGCTTCAGCCGCTGCTTGACCTGTAAGACCGAAGGCATAGTTAATTGTGTCTAGGGCTGACCCAAACTCCTTAGAGTCTACGCCGAGTCTCATAAAGCGGGCGCTAATATCTTCTAAAACACTTTGTTGAGCGTCTCCCAATGCATTAAACCGAGCCATTCCTGTACTCAGTCCAGAAATAATCTGTGCGGATTCAGTTAAAGAAATGCCTAATGCTGCATTTCTCTTAGTTAATCCAGTCAGGTTGTCTGCAAAGTCTTTAGTATAGCCCGTTGTTCGAGCAAGCCCAATACTCTGGGACTCTAGGGCAAATGTAACATTGACAATGTTATCGAAAAACCCTTTCATACTCGTAATCGAGGATATGGTAGAGTTGGTAAGTTTATCAAGACCGGCTCGGAAAGTTGCTATTCTTTTTTCAGTTTTAGCCAACTGCTCTCTTTGAGCTTCAATAGACTCCGACTGTCTCTCTATCTCCTCAGTCATTTTTACCACTTCTTCTTCGGTATTCTCCAAAGACGCCCGGTAAATATCAACCCTTTCTTTTAACTCTTCAATGTTGCCAATTCCTGTGCGTTCCGCCAGGGCTAGCTTGTTTTTGGCCTTCAGATACTCCATGATCTGACTATTCTCTTCTTTGAGAATTTTCATATAGTCGTTTTTAAGAGCGGTTAACTCTTTTAACTGTTCGGCCTGTTTATTTAGACTTTCTTCATTCGCCATCTAAGGAACCTCAGTTACGAATGGGCCAATTGATTTTGGCCTCCCTCTCAAATCTCTTAATTGCAACGTCAAGCTTAGACTTTTGCTTATAGGTCATTGGATCATCAAGACCATATTTCTTGATATAGTCCATATATCTTTTTTCATTGACTAGGGTGTCGGTAAATCTTTCTACTTCTATTCTGTTCCCTTTGACACGAACAGGAATTCGGCGACCCTTGTACATCTTGGACAAGAGATACTGAATCCAGGCAGCAAAAACATTTAGAATATTTTCATTGAGTTGCTGCTCCTCACGGAGAGCAGTTAAATCAAGAACTTCATTTTCAAAATCAATATTCATATAGGCAAACCTCGTGAATGTGTGCCTAATAAATAGTTGTTAGGTATAATTATCACTCACTGTATTTAAATGTAGATGGGGATGACATACCTGAAGAATTACTATTCAGAGCGGCATTTTCTTCTTGTTTTTGAGTTACTAGCCTCTGAAGCATCCACACCCGAATATTTACCGGCAAGTTATACGCCTCAAAAAAGCTCCATCCTCCGTAATATTTCAGATGGAACAATTGCTCATAGACAGCCTCAATGTAGTCTTCACTTAGGCCAAAAAAAGTCCACGCCGAGCGGGACCTCCATTTCAGCCTCATGACCACACTCAGTACATTCGAAAGATTGTTGGAGGTCTATATTGGGTAATACCTGGTTATATATGGTTCGCAAATGTCTAGCATCCCTAGCAGGCATGGCTTGGATAAAAGACTCTATGGTAAAAGGATTAGTGTCTCCATTTATCGAGACTAAAAAGGCACGAAAGGCATCTGTAGTCGTAGAAGACTCAATTTTACGTTTTACTTTCCTCTCTGTTTCTTTCACAATACGGGCTTCGTCTTCGCCATTTAACAAGCGGCACTCTACTACTACTTCAGTCATAGGTAAAGTGATAGAGACGGTTCCCGTAGAACTATACTGAACACCCAACTCTCTGGCTTTAGATTTAAAATCATTTACAGGGGGAGAAGAAATGTCGAAAGAATGTTCTATAGAGCTTGCACACTGTGGACAAGAAACTGAAGTGGTGTATTCAGGACCGTACCCGGTGCGCCGAGCAGCTACCAAGAGAGCGTTTTTGTCTCCAATAAGAAGAGAGTTGATATTAAGACTCTTGTCAATTAAAATATTCTGTAGCATCCTATCAAGAGCCACACCAGCTTTCAAGAGGGACCGAGAAGTTAGAATATCTTCTTCTTTTGCCGTCATATATCGTATTTCAACAGTGGCCTGGTTATGTAGCGGGTGACCTGGTGGGTAAAACAGTCCCTCGCTTGGTAACTGTACAAATTCTGTAGGAACAGACCAACTAAAACTAGGAGATTCTCCTGCTGATGGTACACCAAGACCTACAGCAGCAGTAGTTGCCGCAGGGGTGTCGTCTTGTGTTGGGTTATCGTCTAGGCCTAATCGCCCCTCATTTCTACTCATATTATAACCTTTCTTTTTTATATTGTAACTTGTTCTAACTTAGACGTTAAAACTTTTATTTAACTGCGAGTAGAAGCTGGTACGTTAGCGGAGACACCGCTTCGAGTAAGCTCAGCCCAATCATAAGTAATTTCAGCGGTCACTTCAGACATCTCGTCTGAGTCGTAAGATAGCGTACCACCAAAGTCAATGTTTGTAATAATTGGATTAACAAGCTCCCAGCGTTCTATTTCTTTGCCGGCAGCATCTAGTTGCTTAATTACGACAGAGCCAATAGTATTCTTGAAAGCCTCTTTGCTTAAACTGACTTTAGAAATAGCAGCAGTATCAGGATACTTGTATCCAGCAGCACCAAGAACGTCAAGGAAGGCAAAGGACAGGTCAGGATTAACCGGATCAACTAGGGTCACCGTAATTGGCTGCCAAGTTACACGACCTGGGAAGTTGAATGTGTGGTCAATATATTGGTGAGTGATTGTAGAGATCTGAGCCACTGGTTTAGTGGCTGTCTTTACGGTCCAGACGGGAATATCCCCTGGTTGATCACCATTTCTAGAAGTGAAACTTAACTCAAACCGAAATTGACGTTTTGGTTCGGCGTTTGCTTGACCCCAAAATAGACTTGCCATTGCTTACTTAGCTCCTCGTAATAAATAGTTTATAAAGCGGATTAATCTTCAAAAGATGCTCCACTGTTAGTGATAACAAAGTCGATGGCGAAGAACTCTACTGAACGAGTTGGCTTCACATACAACTTAGCATAAATGATGTTACGATCAATGAGGTCTGGTGTTGTGGTAGATTCGTCTAGGATCAGACGGAAATCATCAATACCGAACTCGGATTTTACATCACGTAGTAGTGGGTTTGCTTGACCCAAGAATCGATCCCAAGTTGCTTGTGCGTTAGGCGCAAATAGAAGTCTTGAGGCAATGAATGAAATCTCACGCTTCAAGTAAATCATCAAGCGGCGAACATTGATCCGGTCGAGAGCACTAGCAGTTTGTTGTAGTGTTTTCTGTCCGAAGATCACGATGCCTTCAGCAGGGAACTTAGCGATTGGGTTAATATTGTTTTCATACAAAGTATCACGATCATCAGATGTTAGTCTGCGTGATACATCCAATACTGGTACGCCAGCAGCGCCCTCACTCAACCCACCTCGGGTAAATCCAGCAGGCGCAAACCATGGTGCTTGCAACCTATCAGTGTTGGATAAGACACCCAAGGCGGCTACCGAAGGCGGCGACCACAGGGTCTGGTTAGTGTTGGTATCAAGAATACGTACCCAGGGGTAGTATGTTGCACCATAGCTGTTATTGATACTACGACCAGCTAGATTGTTAGCAGCAGCGGTAGGAGTATTACCTTCATTACGGCTTTCCGCAGATCCAAGTCCTTCAGTGTCTGGTGTGTACGCAAAAGGAATATCAATGATAGCTAGTGTATCAGCACGATCTTCAGCAGTATCGAGAAGGTAGTTAGTCACAGTAGCGTTTGTAATCCCTGGAATAGTCATTGCATTCATCTGTACATCGTCTGGGTCAGCAACAATATTTATTGCTTGACGAAGAGAGAATAACTCATAGGAATCCTTCTCGTCCGTTGCGGCACTAAATGCAGAGTTACGGAAGGGATCACGCTCAGTGATATCATAGCCGTCGAAACCACCGTGTAAAGTAGTTGTAAAGCGATCTAGACCGGCAGCAAGCGAAGCGGTATATGAACTTAGAGCAGTAACACTGGAGCCATCGGCTCGGTAGCTAGAGTTGTAAGCATAGTTCGCAGCAGCAGAGCCAGAAATATTGTCTAGAGAGAATACCCAAGCAATTTCGTATGCTTGTGATCCGGTGTAGGTTGTAGTCTCCCCAGCAACATCAGCCAAGGTAGTAGAAGGGTCAGGGTTCTGGTCAAAAGACCGTGGTCTTAGGCAGTCTGCAATTTCAGGGTTAAAGAAAGTATCATTATTTTCCCGACCTGTCCAAGCACCCCAATAAGTGTTACGAAGGCTGCGTGGGCTACCCCAGGTACTTAAGCGACGAAGCGGGACGCTGGGGAATTGGATAGAGCCGCTGAAGGATGTTCCTCCGACAGCCGCAAGAGAAAGGATATTGTCGTTAGCAGCTAAGTGACCAGCAGTTCCGTAGAACGCAGAGCCGGAGCCATCAAGCATGGTCTGTACAGCGCCTCGTGTCCCAGCAGCAGGAGCACCAAGTGATGTACTCCAGCCACTCGACCCACTGACTACAGCAACATCACGGTACTTAAGAGGACCGAAGACACCGAATGGAAGCCAGCGAGTCTCACCAGAACCAACAGCAACGTCATCATTCATTACAACACGAATGAAGTTAGATTGATTGTCGAATTCTCCGTACTCTACATTGCGTAGTTCGCTTTGGCTATAAACTTGATAGCGGTCTCCGATTCTCTTAGCAATGTAGTTTTCAGATGCTGGATTAAGGTTTAGTTCGTCGTAACGTTCTAGGATAATTGGTCTAGCATCTGTGTCGGTGATATCACGTACCAAGACTGAGAAAGAACCATAATTCTGATAGTCCCCTGTAGGAGCCTTAATGTTAGAGATAGATATTTTTATTTCCCGTTGAGCCCACTCACCAGCGGTGAGCGCCTCAAGGCGGAATAGCTGCTGCTGAGTGCGAGCGGAGTACGAAGCAGTGTTATCCGACAGATCCTGAGAGATAAACCAGCCTGTAGTAGCAGCGGTTCCAGCGCCTCTGAAGTTATTCTGCTGGACGCTCGATGTTCCATTTACAGCCATTGGGAGGACAGCAGCGTGATACTTAGTAGCATCGCCACCAGCCAACAAACCAAAACTAGAACCAGTTGGAGCTATAGAATACTCATAAGACTCGCCGAGCCAGTAAGAACCACTCTGGTAAAAGTTTCGAGTAGAATCGGTAGTAATACTGGAGTTAGTAATTGTTGCGTTAGTATTTAGTGCTTTTCTGATGAAGTTTTCAGAACTTGGATTAAGACTGACTGTAACCTTTTCGTCCGTGCCGCCAGGAGGGGTGAAGACTAGATTAAAGTCGTTCTGAGAAGTGACCTCATATAGAGTAGAGCCATTCTTTGCTCCAACGGCGTCCTCTAGAAGGACACGCCCAGTACTATAAAATTGTGCAGCAACTGCACCAGAAACTACTGTAGAAGAGTTGATAGAGGCAGAAGGCCATACAACAAGGGCAAAAACACCACCGTCGTTGCCGTCGTCAGCGGCTGGGACTTCCCAGCCTGCTTTACCAGCATCCGTGGCGTTAGTATCTTGACTACCCAAGGCACGAACGAATGTTAGTGGTGAGTTGTTACGAAGCCATGCTTTAGCAGCGTATGCAGCGTAAGTTGGGGCAGTATTGTTGCCCTCACGCCAAGTATCGCCGCCTTCGTTACCAGCGACAGGATTGCCGAAAGTTTGAACAAAGTCCGAAAAGGAGCTTACCTGAACGGGTTTGTTTGCGGGACCCTTACGAGATCGACCAATTACTACTGGTCCTACCTCGGTAGGTGTGGCTGGAAGTTGTGATTGATCGATCTCATCGATGAATACTCCAGGCGAAATGAACTTAAACTTTTTGGAAGAGTTGTCAGCCATCGAAATGTATTCTCCTCGGTCTTATACGGATAGTAAGGTATCTAACAATTTATACTAAATACCAATAATAAATAGTAGGGCAGTATTCCAAACTCCTTGTTCATTATCTTCTGTATTTATCTTTTCTGCCCGCATGGAACTCGGGCTCGTCGCCGAGCACAACTCTTTCACGCCCAATTGTTACTTCAGCGGCGGATTCTCGGACAGTTACAGTAGGAACGTCATCGTTTTTGTTGGACCCTATTATATACCCAAGCACTGTAATCGTGGTAGTGCTTTTAAATAGTCTCTCCTCGGTGCCTAAGCCAGAGTTATTTCCCTCATTAGTGAAGGTTTCATCTCCAAATGCTTCATATACATTGCCTTCGTGTTGGATATTGAAAGCAACAGGAGTAGAGAAAGTCGCCATGAAGGATTCCATGATCTGGTTCATTTGCTGTTGGTATTCAGAGATTAGCTTTATCTCATAGGCAATCTCTACATAAGTTGGCATTGGAACATACAAAGTATCATACACCACCTTTTCATTATCAAAAGGGAAAGTGTTTTGATTAAATCTTTTTTTTGCCGTGAGATTCGCACGTTCTCTTGTTTTCTCTTGGTTCACACGCCGAGCAAACGGAATTGCGCCACCTTTCTTATAAAAACCATAATAGGGTGGGATATACACACCATACTTTCCTTTGTTCTGAGGATTGTTGACCAGAGATCCTCGAACAAGGGAAATAAGAGGGTAGTCTAATGTTCTCCCATTAGGTCTTAGATTTGGATCATCTTTAATTGAGAAAGCTCTCTCGGGAGAAGCGAAGAGAACAGGGACTTTCTTGAAGCCCTCGTTTGTGTCGCAAAAGATATTTAGATCGTCGTTTACGTAGTTAAAAAGGGCGGTATCGATGTCCTCTAGGGTAGAGGGTCGAAAACCATATGTCGCCTTTAAATCTTGGTTTAACTTTGTTCTTTTAGGCATCGTTATTTTTCCTAGATTCCCTTGCCGGGATTAAAGAGTCCTTTGCGTGCCTGTAGGCACTGGGCTTGGACCGAAAATGCAATGCCGTCGGCAAAATTCTTGTCTTGACCGAATAGGAATCTAGCATCCTCAAACACATCCACAATCTCAAAATACATCATATCATACTGTACAAAGTCGCCAGGACGTACAAACAAATCTTGATCCTCTGATAGACGACGTTTGTGAAAGTTTATTTTAATGTTAAATAAACTATCAAACCCAAATTCAGTCTGTGTTCTTGTAGAACCCTCGTAGTCTATTAGGGAATAGACACGAATAGGAGGGAGGAACGTTTTCTCGATTGCTTCCCCATATACATTATTATAATTGGTCCTTTCCCTATCAATCGGGAAATACAGGACCTGCTGACCAACAACGTGTTCAATGACCTCATCGTTAATCTGTTTTACAAAATCTCTCTCTGCCCTACCAACAAAAAGCGGCGGTGGAGGAGTAGCTGGTTGTGTCCATCTATTTTGAGCCATTCATTTATCCTACGTAAATACCCATTGGGATTTTGCCCACAACTTCTTGAAGACTGTTTTGGAGAGCAGCGTCGCCTTCCATTAGAGCACCGTAAGCCATCTCATCAAGAACAGTTTTTAGTTCGTCCCGTAAGGCAGTCTGCTCTTCCTTGGCTTCAGATACCAAAGCTGGACCGTTTAGTGTGACTTCATTGCCTGGGATTGGGATCGATCCAAGTTTCGAGCGTACCTGACCAAGTGTCTCTTTAGCTAGCGATAAAGCAAAGCGCCTTATCCACTGTTTGCCGATGCTATTAATGTTTTTGTAAGGCATATTGGGGAACGGCAGTGTATTCATATTATTTACACCATCAGCCCCGTATTTACGGTCAGACTCTTCGTAGAATGCGTCCTCTGAGACCCTAAAATCTACCCAAAATTTAGTTGGAGAGATCCCACTTGGAGTTGGGAATATTCTTAATTTATTATTATTAATTCTGAAAGAGTAATGGGATGCTCTAACATGAAGGTCTTCCTTGAACGCATACGCTTGTAGAACGTTCTGCCAGGCAGGAACTAACTCAAATGTACTATCATCAGCATACATTCCATAGGTAGATAAGTTACCTACAGCGCCGATAGCATAACCCCCGAAGAAATTCCACATACTTTGTGGAGTCTTGTAATAAACTCGTTGAATTGTGATTGCATTAGACCCAACACTATTACTAAATGGTGTACCAGCTTGCAATGAAGCACTATAAATAATATCTTGCAAGTCATAATCTTGCTGATCATTAACTGCATCGAAGGAAGCCGAATAAAAAGTCTGGGCTGCACCAACCCCTGCGTGGAGACTTACACCTCGACCAAGATGTGTAGCATACCCAAGCTGGAATCTTGGGAACTTAAGATTAGGTTTTGTGTTGATTCCACCAGATCCCGAGTACTCAGTAAATTCACCATCCTGATCGAAGGAGCCCGTAGTATTCCCCAACATATCTGATAAGACATTCTTAGCTTGATGAGTGTTGATTAAATAAGAGTACTCTAGGCAAGCCTCTTCGTAGGCATTATACACAATGGCTGGAGTTATTTCTAAGTCTAATACCCTCCCGCCGAGTTTATTGTAAGTGTAAGCAACTTGGTCAGTAGCACCACTCACAAAGGCATCAGTAGTATAAATCCCGTAGGATAATGAATTTACAACATCATCGCTTGTCCCTGTTGATGGTAATACAACAGCACTAACGGTGCTAGCTGGTTGGAGATTTGTGGGCATTTTATATCCTCGCTTATTGTATAAGTAGTTTTGGTGTTCCCTATTTTGTCCCCTAATAAGAAAACCCCGCCACTAGGACGGGGTTTTCCAAGAGTTATTCATCTCCGAAGAGATTTATTACTCAATTACACTAGGTCAGCTACGACGACCAAGCCGTACATGTCAGGACGAACCATCTTCTTAGCGTAACGAGTCATGACGCCCTTGCGGGGTACGAAGTCCTCGGTACCGAAGATTGTTGGTGTGACTTGTAGTGGGACATAAGGAGCATAGACATATCCGCTTTCGAGGAAGCTGCTGCCCTTGCGACCGACTAGTAGCAAGTTACGTGTGAAGTAAGGATCGACATGAATGTCCATCTTACGGCTGATAGAACCGACGTTCTTGACACCCCAAGAGCCGCTTTCATCATCTACAGCAGCAGCAGCACGGAAGCCACTGGTGAATTCGAGGATGTTAGCTACTTCTGGAGAGCAAACGAGGAAGTTAGCACCACCACGCAAAGTCTTGCGATGGATACGAGCACTTACGTCATTGACTGTCTCAAGTAGAGTTTCGTACCATTCAGATACGGTACCTGTGAAGTCTGGGAAGTTAGCACCTGTGATGATAGCACCTGTTTCACGATTCAAGAACTTACCTGGGTTACGTGACCAGTACAATGTACCAGCAGTTGCACCCTTAACGAGGTCCTCAAGGATCTCTTGGTCAAGTTCTAGAGCAATTTGCTCTGAAAGAATGCTTGTAAGCTCAACTTCAGCGTCGAGGTTATGATAAGCATTCAAGTCTTGAGCTAGTTCTGGAGACCACTTAGCCTTAAGCTTCTTGGTCAAAGCAGTTACAGCTACAGAATCAACCTTGATGTCGATTTCTGGGATAGCCGTTTGGTTCTCAAGACCCCACTCAGCACCACCGACGATAGAGCCGAGAGCACCGCCATCGGCGAAGTTATCGACGATTGGGTAGGTAAGACCGTCAGTATCTATAACAGATGCACTTAGAGCGTTAGCTGTTGTATTTGCGATACTAGCGAAAGCGAAACGCATGGTAGCCTTTGTAGCATCAGTGTACTTGGTCAAACGACGGACTTGTATACCGTTTTCTACGAGACCGCCGGCGGTTGTGCCACTAAGAGTTGTTACAGCTACAAGATCATCCTTGTTCTGGTCTGATTGTGTAGCGTGGTCAGCGATAACGTACTTTGTTGTACCAGAAACGAAGATTGGATCAGCCTGTAGGAATGAGAAATATGTTCCACCCTCAGAAGTGGCTGTATCACCGAACGTACCTGAAGCCACGATGCTTAACAACGCTGGGAAACCATCAACTGTCCCTGTTGGACTAGAGTAACCATTGTTCAATGTGTAAGCAGAAAGCTGACCATTGTTATTAGCCAAGTTGACGCCACCTGTAAGCTGAGCACCAACAACACCGCCGCCAAAGACAGAAGTATCAGCAGCCTGTGCAAGACGGTTACCATCAGCATCCATTCCACCTTCAGCAGAGAAGGTGAAATCTAGGAAGAAGATTAGACCACTTGGTAGGGACATTGGTTGTACGGATACAAGATCCTGAGCCAAAAGATTGCCGAATACACGACGAACGATTGGGAATGCAACTGCGGAGAAGCCTTCGACATCCCCACCAGCCATTGTGCTGGTTTCTTTTAGAAGCTGGGCAGCTTGGTTTTCTAGTAGACGGGACATGTTGCTACGCTGTGTGTCGCCGAGACCTTCTAGAAGACCAGTCTTTTCCCACTTCTCTAGTAGAGCTTCACCTTCATTAGCAAGAGAGCGTGCTCTTATGCCTTCGGTGAGTGTGTTTAGTACAGACATTTTATATTCTCCTTATGAATTGTTTGTCTTGTTTGTTGTTCCTGCGAGGGTCGCCCAACGGTTGTATGTTGGACTAGACTCGGCAGTGCGTTCCTCTTTACGATTTCCACTAAGAATAACTGATGATCTTTTTGTTACCGCTTCAGACAATGATTGTGGGGCTTCATTGCTGATTCCCGCCATTGTCTTTTGAAGAGTCTCATAGACCATCTTCGCTTCTTCTACCGAGCGTGCTGTAGAAACTAACTCAGCAATTTTTGACTTTTGCTGCTCATTCAAGGAGGAGTCCCCTAGTACACGGTTCGCATATAATAGCCTTGCATTTTGCAAGTTTATTTCTTGTAATTTTTCTTTTACTTGCCCGAGGAGTTGCTTGAGATTAACATTCTCCTTCTGTAGGGCTTCGTTTTGTTCTTCGGATTGGATAAGTGCTTCTGCATCTTCTTTATCCATTCCGTCGGTGTTGGTTGTTTCTGCTTTCTTCTCGTCCTCTTCAACTTGATCTTGTGTGAGGCTTTCCTCGGCACGATCAAGCTCAACTTGTGGGACGTCAACGACGAGCAGTTCTTTAAACATATTTACAAGCTGACTTTCATCAAGCTCAACTTCTTCGTCGTCACGGTTAGCAGGCATTTCGTCGTCAAGGGGAAGACCAACTTCATCAGCTACTTCTTCACGATCAAGTTCAACTGCTGGCTCGTCGCCTTCTTCAGACTCCGCAGCAGCAATAATATCGTCAAGGTCTACAACGACAATATCTTCGTCGTCATCAGATAAATGAGCCATTGGTACTTGTTCCATAGCAGTGCTATCTACAGCAACGTCTGCTTCTGGTTCCATACCAAGCTCTGGCTCCATGCCGAGACCTAGCTCATCGTCTTGTTCTAAAAGTTTGCTTACAGCATTCTTTACTTCGTCGTTGTACTTTTCTACAACGGCTGCTTCTGCACTCTTGACGGCAGCTTCACGAAGAGCTTTTGCATCAACGATTGCTTGTTCTAGCATATTAGACATAAATAATCCCCTTTATTTGATGATATTACATCAAAATAAATAGTAGATTAAAAATGTAAACGACTAGAAATGTTTCTTATCCTCAGAAACTTGTATTATTAATATTGAAATTATAATTTCCTACAGCAAGCCACTTTGAACCATCCCAAACCAAAGAACATCCTGCTCGTTCGAATGATGGTCCTGCTGCTGGGTTTGAACTAGATAATACAATTTGACCGTTCCCGCCTTGAAGTGGTGGAGAATCAATATTTGATCCAAAAATATTAATTCCTGTAGAGTTTGCTCCGGTGGAGCCTGAGATAATTAATCCTCTAATTTTCTTTTCTTGCCCTGCAAAAGTTCCGTCTGCTATTGAGAAAATAAGAGTATTATTCACCGCAAGAGATGAAGAGGCATCAACAAGTGTTAGTCCTGTGTTTGCTGATATTGTGCCGTTAGCAGCGAGAGTTTCAATCGCTGTTGAGCCGAAAGCACCAGAAAAGGCAGCACTCCCGCTCACTGATAAGGCTTGAAGTGGTGTACCTGTCCCAATACCGACTTTTCCATCATCTTTGATAGTGAGCACATTTCCCGCACCGCCTGGGGCTGTCCCAAATATTAAATCATCGCCGGCTACACCAGAATATATTTTGGTTGTGCCGCCAGCAGTATCCATATCAAAGATAAGCTTGACTTCAGCGTTTTCTCTAAATGAAATATCGCCGCCGGCAGCATTCAGGCGGATATCTCCTCCAGCATCTAATATTAGGTTGCCAGCTTCTCCTGTTGCAACGGTTACCTCACTATTATCCGCAACAGCTAGGGTTGCAAAACTATCAGCGTCATAAGACCATTTCTGTTGAGTCGTTGTACTGAGAATCTCAATCTTAGAATCGGGATCGGCGACGCCGATGCCAACACGGTTATTTATATCGTCGTAGATTAGACCAGAAGCACCGCCAAAAGCACCACCGTTATTGTACTGGATCTGTGTGTCGGAGCCACCAGGGGTTCCGCCACCACCGCCACCAGTGATCGATGAGCCGTTTAGAGTCAGGGACCCGGTAATATCAACAGAACCTGTAAATTGATGTGTATCAGTATCCTTGTCGGTACCAGTTGTGGTACTCCCAGGAACGTTGTTTGGTGAGGGGGTAAAGCCGCCTCCGCCACTACCGAAGCCCATTTGACTATCCTCCTATTATTCGTCGATACCTGATCCAGTCAATGGAAACATTGCCTGGGGGTTGATCCCTGTTAGTTCAGCAAACATTTCAAATGTAGCGTCGTTGCCTGGAGCAGACAAAAATACGCTATTGCACTTAATATTCATTGTTAATGAAGAGTTAAGATCGCCAAGAGTGATATAATGTTCCCCAGCAATAGTTCTAGCTGTGTCCTTATCTTGAAAATGCACACGAATATCGTCGTTGGCTGCATCCTTATTGATAATGGTGATAGACCTTGTTACATTTGGAAAGTTGATCTGTACTTGCGAGCCGCCAGTGATGGTACTCCCTGTCATGAAAGGTGTACCGGCAGCCTGATAAGAACCTACGCTTCCTAATCCAGCCCTTTGGTGTTGGTAATAAACTGTTTGGTCAGCCATTGATTACGACCTCCTCTTTTTATATCGATCCCTAGGCTTAAGTAGTTCATCCCTACGTCTATTCACCTTGTTGATCAATCTTTGTCTTTCTTCTTTTTGTTCCCTGCGTTTCTCGCTGGGTGCCTTAAAGTATCGTCGTTCACGACACTCTTCGATGATTCCTTCCATCTTAACCATCTTGCGGAAACGGCGGATCATTCGGTCGGCATCGCCGTGATTATCTTCCGCACGTACTGTTACACAGGGTTCGAGTGGTTTATTCTGGTTTCTTCTGTTGTTTCTCATTATTCTACTTTCTTGTCGCCGCTGCGACGTTTGACCAGCTTCCAAAGCCGGGAATGTTTGATATATCTACGCCTGGGTCGTTAGGAGAGACACCCGCAAGTGCTCCTTGGCCATTTCCTTCAACGATTGGTTTAGTGCCCTCGAATAGTTCTGGGTTGGCGAATTTCTGTTTAGCATCTTCATAAGAATTCTTGCCTACCGCATTAAGTATTTGCTTCTTTGTTTCGGCAAGCTGTCTTCTGGCTGCCGATGAAACTTGTTGCTGTGGTTTGGCTTGCTCTTGTACTAAAGATGCAGTTCCCATACCTTGGACAACTTCTGAAACGATGCCTGATAGCATACCGTCCTCAAAGATGACCTCACGGACACATTCTTTAATAATATTTTTGAGTTCCGATTTCTTCATTATTTTCCTTTCTTAGCTTACTTGATACCAGGCTGATATAGCACCAGTAGAAATCCATACAAATTCTAATGCTGTCGTACCATCGGTATCACTGAGACTTCCGTAGGAGCCATTAATACTTCCGGCAGGCATAATAGTTGTGCTGTTTGTTGTGCTCTGGACTATAAGAGTAAGTCTTTGACCACTTGTCGAGCCATCAGGGACACTCAAAGTGTGAACCTCAAAGCCGCCCATGTCAACTCCGTTAATAGAGTCAGCATCCAGGAGCATAATCCCGGCGTCTATAGAGAGGGTGCTACTTGTACCAGTTCCAAGGTCTTGGGAGCCTACTTCAGTGGCATAATGATCTGATTTAGTGGTACCAATAATTTGCAGTTCTGTTGAAGGAGATGCAGTATGAATACCTACATATCCATTAGTCCCCTCAAGAGTAATACGAGCAGCGTGTCCGCCGTTGATTGAATCATTGGCCAACTGAAGTGGTCTGGATGTGTTTAGTGAGTTTGGAACATGAGCATCCATAAAAAAGACATTATCTAGGGAGTTGGTGAAGGTCGAGCCTGCATTGCCTTCCATAGCTATACTAGCATTTCTTTGGTTTCTGCCCGAGGCATCTGATTGTCCATCTTGATAAAAGTCTACAAAAGGATTATTATCTTCGCCGCTGGTGTTGTTGTTGCCGGAATCAGCTATAAGCTTGATACCAACCTCTTTTTTGCTCTTAAGTCTTATGATGGCGTCTTTTTCATGTCCAGAGATAGCATCATATGGGTCTATGATATCTATAACGCATTGTGGGGAGTTGTTCCCTATACCGATACGGTTAGAACCGGCGTCGATATATAACATATGAGTGTTATGGTTACTTTCTACCCGAAAATCGGCATCTAGTGAAGCCTCGTTAAATACAGCAGGCCCATTAACACTAAGAGTGCCAGTAATCTGTGCTATATCATCAGATGTATCACCGATTTTAATGCTTCCATCAGGCTTTACCTGAAAAGCCATGCCACCTGAATCGTTGGGTACTCGAAAACCACCGTAAGACATATTAACTTCCTAAAATATCGTTCAACGCTCTGTTGATTCTATCAGCTTTAGTCAAATGTGTTTTGATTTTATTTTCTGCTACCAAAAAAGCACCAGTTGTGCTTGGTTCTGACACTAGATCAAAACATAATAACTGGAAGTCGTCCTCAACCATAGTAACGCCGCCTTGTTGGCGGGTAGAGCCAAGACCTCGGCTTGAAATTCCTAATTGAACGCCGCCTGCGACCAATTGTTTAGCAATTTGACCTGCGGGGGTGTCTAAAATCTTTAGCTTACCCATTACACTGTTGCCTTCCCACCACACTTGAGTTATAAGGTGACTAGCGTTCTTCAAATTGATGACTGACTCATCTGGATGATCTAGTTCGCCAAGTGAGCGGCACTCCTTAACAAGTTTTCCATAGTTCTTTATTTCTCTCTCAAGGATCCCTTGGGGGTAGACCCGCCCATTGCCGTTCTGCTCGTTACACATCTGGATCTTGCCAGCCAAGATTAGGTGAGTCCCGTCACGATTCCCTGTACGTTCCTCCTCAGTGAGAAGATCGTCACTATAATCGAGGTTCATAAATTCTTTTAGTACATATTTATTCATTTTTGTCTCCTTTGAGTGCGGGCGTTACCCGCACGATACTGCTACCCCTGCAACAATTGGTTACGGGCCTTAGCATCCACTTCTGTGTCCAAGCTCCCTTTCGTTCGGTATTCAAGTTGGATCCCTCCATCTGTTATTAGCATACACAAAGCGTATGATGTAGCCGATGAAAGCGATCCTAATAGTAAAGCATTCACCAAACTTACTTTAAATGTAAATAGTTCGGTGCAGGGATTAAGTATCATTAAGAAAACACCAACCCAGAAGCCAATACACATTGGACATCTAAAAAAGTGGTGTTTGGGGCGTATAAAATCAAATACTTTAGCAAAAGCCAATATCTGGGTTATTCCGTAGGAACACAGAATAAAATATATGAGGGACATTAGTAGTAGTAGCCGTATCCCGCAAATGTATAGGTTGGGTCAGCCGCATTTGCACGACCTTCTGGAGTATCCTCATAAGGTAAGACTTCGCCATATGCAGTGGAATCCTTTGCGTCTGGATCCGTAAAGCGGTCTTCTATGTTCTCATCATATTCTTCGGCGACCTGTTCTGCATCAGCAACATGCTTTAAATATTCACTGATTCGGTAAAGAACCGCCTGTAAAGTATCTACGTCGCCCTCGGTGGGGTAAGTTGTCTCTACCATTCCGAAAACGGCACCACCACGAGGTGCGGCGGCAGCAGTAACACCACCCTTGTAAAGATCGTACATTAAATCTTTTTGATAATCATATACATCTTTTTCGACGTTTGGCTTGGGCATCGTTACCACCTTGCCTTCAGCAGGGCTAATAATAATATCAAGATATTTATGGTCATTGATGAGAAGGTTTCCATCAAGTGTCTTCTTGACCTGCAAAGTTATCGAAGCTTGAATTGGCTTCTTTTCTTCTTTTGCGGAATCGCCTATCTTAATTGTTATTGGCATCGGTTTCGTATTCTCTGGCTAATTTTTGGAGCTTTAAAATCTTTAAGATCTGCTGCTCGTCCAAGTTTGCTACATTAAATTTAGAGATCTGGTCTAGAACCTTTTTCGTGTTTTCGACCATCTCTTCATCTTCCCTTACATCAGGAAGTTCCAAGGATGCCTGAACACCTTCTTGAATTCTTTTTAACTCTTTTCCTGCATAAAGCTTAAAATCGGCTTCGCTTTCATTGAACGAGATGATGAATCGATTAAGAAGCTCTTTTTGCTCTGGAAGTAGTTCTGTGTATTCCTTGTTAAACCGCTCCGTGAAGGATTTAACCACTAAACTATCTACTGGTTGCATTTCTTCTTGTGCTTCTTCTGAAGAAGTTAGAGTTTCAACAATCTTTTGCTCCATAATAACACGATTTT